GTAACGGAGCGCATCACTGCATCATCTCCCGCATGGCCGCAATCTGTGCCTTGCCCCTCGCCTTCATCTCAGCCAGCTCGCCCGATTCTTCAATCCGCGTCCGCCTGGCGATTGCAGCCCGCTTGGCAATACCAGCATCACACGCACGCATCGCCTCGTCCTTGCTGCGGCACGTCGCGGTCTTCCCCTCTGGATTGGTCGCCACCCAAATCTTGTTGCGCGTGCCGCCTTCCCAGTGCCATTGCACGCGGTAGCCTGCGTTGATGTGGTAGTCGATGGGGTAGTCAACGATGCGTTGCCAGGTCATTTCCTGCCCTCCGGCTCCATCAAAAACTCGCACTCAAACGCGATAATCGGCGGCGGTGCTATAAGCCGCATAGGTACATCGAGCGGGTAATCTGCGGTGCGCCGCAAACACGTCTCGCAGCCCTCGCGCCAGCCCATCACGCCATCCTCCTCAAAACCAACGCCTGCGCAGCGGGCTACGTCGTTGGGCAGCTTCATGCGTACTCAAACCTCGCTTTTTTATGATCCGGGTCGTGCTGCGGTGGAACCCAATCCTTTGACAGCGACTTGAAGCGGTTAAAGCGCCCTTGAAAAGCCAGCATAACGCGCCCCGTTTCGCCGCTGCGGTGCTTCAAAATTTCGATTTCAGCAATGCCTTTGTACTTGCTGTTTTCGTCGTAAAGTTCATCGCGGTACACCGCCAAAATCTTGTCCGCATCCTGCTCGATAGCCCCCGAATCACGAAGGTCGGCCATTGTTGGCCTGCGATTCACGCGCTGCTCCACGCCCCTGTTTAGCTGCGCCAAAATGATGACCGGAACGCCAAGCTCCTTGGCCATCGCCTTAACCTGCCCGCTGATATGCGTGGTCTGCGCATAAATATCTTTGCCGTCTCCGCGCATCAAACCGAGGTAATCAATCACCACCATGCCGATGCCGTGTTTCTGCTTGGCGATACGCGCACGTGCGCGCACCTGATTGATGTGCAAGCCGCCCGTATCATCAATCAACAGCGGTTTGTCCTTGGCGCGCAGCAGGGCGCTTGTAATGCGCCTAAAATCCGATTCGTCGAGCTTTTGAGGGCTGGCCAGCTTAGCCATATCCACCTCGCCCATGCTTGCCGCCAAGCGGTTCATAATCTGCTCGGCTGGCATCTCAAGCGAAAACACCAGCGTCGGCGTGCCGCTGCGCGTGGCCGCGTGTTCGGCGATGTTCATGGCGAGCGTGGTGTTGTGTGTAACGATATAATCATCACATAGAAACAACTCTCTAGGATGAGTTACTGAAATACAAGTACATTCAGCGTTTGATTCAAAACTAATGCTTTCAACATTAAGTCTTTTTACTCGCATTCCTTCCTTGTTAAAAAGTCTATTGCGCTTCCTTGGCAGGGATATAAAGTCCAAAGCATTTTCTATGAACAAAGATATTTTGTAAGTACGCCTCCCTTCAAGTTTTTCATTTTTATATGTGTAAAAAGGAACTCTACTTGACATTTTTGCCCAAAAACCAAGCGACCTTGCTAATGATATAAAATCATTCGCAAGCCTCTCACTGCTAGTTGAATATGACATTGCACCAAACTTCTCTACAGTTCCATCTGTGTCAATTAGCCCCATAATTAGCTGTCGCCGTGTTTCTTTTGACGAGCGTAAATAGTTTTCAGGTATAAACTTATCTATCGACTTCATTCCATAAATACCATGCCGCTTCAACTCACCTATAAGCCAGTTGTTTTTTCCGCGAGCAGAATGAATTCTGTAGTCGTGAAGGCCATCTGTTATTTTGTCAACATCAAGTCCTACACACAGTTTCTTGACGGTATCAATAATGCTTACATCTGAATTTGATAGCCTTACTCCACCGGCAGACAAACCGCCGTCACCCAAAAGAACTCCGAGTAAGTAAGGATGGATCGTTATATCATCGTCAACTCCGAAATCTCCTGATGGAGTTTGAATATAAAGCCTTCCCTGATAACGCTTTTTTTCAAGCATTGAAATTAGTTTTTCTGTTGTCAGAACACGGGGGCTTTCCCAGTCCCGGTACATGACCTCCCACTGATGTTCAAGCCCGGCTCTAGCAGTCCGCCCATCTGAAAAAGTTATACTGTAAACAGGCTTTACACCTTGCGGGAACACGCCATATATCTTAGATACTTCTCCATCTACCGATGCAACAGATTCTCCGACCATAACATCTCCAATGCGCTTAAATGACCCGTTAATCATAAGCACTTTGGAATCATTATGCAACTCCTTTCCCATGCCAGGTCGCCCGGCAATCACCACCATGTCCCCGGCCTGTAGGCCACAGAGCTTTTCGTCCAGGTCATCAAACCCCGTCGCCACGCCGTAAATATCACCGTCGTGCTCGTAGCGTTGCACAAGGTTTTCAATCCATGACTGGGCAATTTCGGTCACTTGGCGCGGCTCGCCATGCGTATTTTTGGCCTGCGAACTCATGCCAAAAATCAAACCCTGCGAATGCCCAAGCACAACGTCCATTGATTCGCTGGACGCGGCCATTTGAGCAATCTCACCCGCCTTGGCAATCAGCACGCGGCGAGCTGCCTTGTCCGCTACAATCGCCGCATAGGCCGCGATATTCGCCGCAGTTAGCGCACCCGCCACTAACTGCCCGATGTACTGCAAACCGCCCACGTCGTCGAGCTGCTTGCGGTTATGCAGCCAATCGGCCACCGTCACCAAGTCACGCGGCTGTTCGGCATCGGCCAGCGCCTTGATCGCCGCGAAGATTTTTTTATGGTCAGCGCGGAAAAAGTGATCGACCGCCAGTATCCCGCCAACTTTCGGCCACGCACCCGGGTCGATCATCAACCCACCCAAAACGCTAGATTCGGCCTCGAAGTTGTGAAGCGGCACGGGCATTGCGCGGCCTTCGTCGTCGTCAAAATAGTTCATCATTCCGCCCTCGATTGCTGTGCTGCAATGCCGCGTTCAATGACCCTTGCGAAGTTGGATGGCGACAAAAACCACTCCAAGTCAGCACGCCATCCCTTGCCGTTATCGCCAAGCCAATGCGGGTTTGAGCGCACCGATTCAAAAAACCATCGCCAAAAATCCAGAGTCTGATGCCGCTTATCGCCATTCCAGCGTGCTTTCAGCTTGCGCTCTCGCTCCTTGCCCCAGACGGCAACCCGTGGCAGTTCGGGCAAAATTTCGTGGTAAGCCGAAATTACGCCGTCGTGGTCGCACGGCGTTGCCGTTGGCAGTTTTGCGGCGGCTTGGTTTTCGAGCGAAGCGATTTCACCCGGCGATTCCCCCTTGGCTTCGGCAAGGGGGTTAGGGGGTTTTAAATACTGTTCCTGTTCCTGTTCCTGATCCTGATTAAGAAATGGTTCCGAAAGGGTTTCGGAAGGGTTGTTTTTTGTGGTGCTTTCGATACCAAGAATATCGGCGCAAACCCGCATAAAATCAGGCTTCCACGCACATGATTCAGGTATCTTGTGCGCTACTTTTGCCGCAGCCTTGCGCTGATTTGGATTTTCAAGCGGATTCCATGTGAAATGGTTGATGATTTGCACCCATTTTGTCGTTCCGCAACGGTTAACGAACCCTTCCGTAACCAGTTCATTAAACCCTTTGTTAACCATTTCTAAACCCCATTGGAGGTCTTCCATAACGTAGCCATCAGGAAGCCTAAACACTCCTGCAATCGTTCCGTGAGGGTTTGTTAACAGGTAAAAAGCAAGCGTTCTCGCATCCTCAGACAACGAACGAATGCTTGCACTCGACCAAAATGAGGTATGAACCTTTCCGTAATCACGCATAACCAGCCCTCTCAGCCCTAAGAATGGGTGACGGCGGTGGAATGGCGGGCTGATGAACCAATCCGGGGCTTGCAAACCCCTTGCCGTCATTGATCGAAAGCCCGACGCGCAAAGCGTCAAGGCAAAATAAAATGTGCCTGCGTCTATCACCCTGGCTTGATGCTGAGCGCACCTGCTCGGCACGGCGACGGGCGATAGCGAAGGCGTGGATCATTCGTCCACCACGTCTTCAATCCCGTCATGCCAGCACGCAGGGCGCACGCCTTGGCGGCGCACCAACCAACTTGATGTACCCGCGATACGGTTCATCAACATCCACTTGACTTTTCCACCGCGAGCGCGCGCTTGTTCCTTGGCTTGCTTCAGGTGCGCCCCTGTGATCGACGTAGTGTTTTTGACTTCCACGCTCCACGCCTGACCTAGCTCATCAATGCACAGGCCGTCCTCAGTCGCCGCTCCTGATGTTAAATCGGCCACGATGTAGTTGCGTGAGCGTAAAAGGTTTAACGCAGCGGTTTGCCCTCTGCGGCCTTTATTGCGGGTGTAAGCTCCGGCCATCACACACAGCCCTCAACAACCAGCGCCTTACGCGCAAATAATTTCATCGTGAAACGCTTTATTACTGTCCCACATGTCAAGTTTCTAACCTTGACAAACAGGCTCGACTCTGTCTGCTTAATACCGGCACAACTCGGAATTAATAAACCTCCCATCCGTTGTTGCGTCACGGGGAGGAACAGCGAGCCTACTTTCGCAAAACGTTTCACGATGAGCTATCCCCTGGGTTTTGGTGGGTAGAAAATCCTAGCCAAATCAGGTCGCAGATCGGCAGCAGTAACGGATCCTTTCGACGCGATCACTGCCCGCTCAATTCTTGCCTCTGGGACAATTCCGGTTTTCAGCCACTTGTGAACGGCAGGCGGCTTTACGCCCACAGCAATAGCAAATGCGGTGATGCTTCCGTTGGCTTCTATAGCCTTGTTGAGAGGTGTTTTCATGATATGAACTTTATAACCGAAAGTTACGCAAGTCAAGCGCTGCGTGTTTTTTTTGGTTGAGTGAAAAAAATAACTTGCGGTTATTGACATGAGCGTAACTTTCGGTTATATCTACACCACTGCCTCACCGAGTGCAGCGCACGCCGGGCTTCCGGCTTTGGAGATACGACCATGAGCGAAGACCGCAAAGACATCATCATCCTTTACTTTTTCGTGGCCTGTTTGCTCGTTTTGAGCATTTACAACCACATGATTTTAGGAGGTGCAGTGTGACACCAATAACCGCAGAAACCATCCTTCGCTTACATCGCGGAAAGGTTGAAAGCGCCATCGTCCGCGAGGCCATTGATATAGCGTTGATTGTTCTCATTGGCGTGATTGAAGAAATGGACGACGACGAATCCGAGCAAGGCGAATCCGAGGCCAGCGAAATGCGCCGCGAATATATCGCCGAGCGCACCCGCGAGGTGAACCAAGACATGAGGCAAGCCGCATGACTACCCAGCAAGCACTTGAGGCCAAGCGCAAAGAGGCGCTTGAGAAATTCAAAACTGTGACACCGCGCAATCCGCCGATCCACGGCATCCATTGCACTCGCTGGCCGATGATGGAGCGGTGTCATCCAACCACAAGGGAGGCAATTCAGGCCATGAGAAATACACAATGAGCGAAATCTACGCACCAGACCGAGCAACCTATTTAGGCGGGAGCGACATCGCATCCGTGCTTGGCGTGTCGCCTTGGCAATCGGCATTCATGCTGTACCAGAAGAAGATCGGTGACTTCTCCGAAGAAGTCACCCCAGCCAAGAATAAGCTCTTTGCACGCGGAAAACGATGGGAACCCATCGTCGTTGAAATGCTGATTGATGAGCTGCACGACCGTGGGCATGAGGTTGAAATCATCGCTCAAAACCAGCGCTATAAAGACGCTGAGTTTGATTTTTTAGCCGCTGAAATTGACCTCGAATTATTGGTCGATGGCGAAGAGGTCAACGCCGAAGCCAAGACGGTTAACCCGTTCGCGGCCAAGTTCTGGGGCGAGCAAGGCACCGATAATATCCCCGTGTACTACGCCGCCCAGGTCATGTACGGCATGATGATTAAGCCGCGTAAGCGCTGCATCGTGGCCGCGTTGACCGGCTTTGATGACAAGCCGCGCATACACTTTGTCGAGCGTGATGATGAAATCATTACAGGCATCCGGGCGCGTGCGCTTGAGTTCTTGAACCGCGTGCAAACGCGCACCCCGCCAGAACCGACAACGCTTGAAGATGTGGCATTTCTCTATCCGCGCGACGCCGGGAACACGCTTGAAGCTGACGCGGAAGCGCTCGCTATGTACGACGACCTCAAGCTGCTGCGTGGCGACCTTGACGGCCTAGAGGCTGAAATCGAAGGGCTTAAAACCAAGCTCAAGCTGCGCATGGGTGACGCATCCGCGCTGATGTTCAACGGCAAGCCACTTGTCACGTGGAAGTCGAACAAGGACATCCAAAAAACCGACTGGAAGGCCGTTTCAGAGGCCATGAAAGCCACGCAAGACACCATCAACCAATTCACAAAAACCATGCCGGGCGCACGCCCGATGCTCATAAAAGGATAAAACCATGTCAACCATGAACAACCTGCGCCAAGCTGCAACAGGTGAAAAACCAAACCACGCATTGACCGCCCGAACCGTTGCCGGTCAGGCCGGCATGGGCAATGTGAAAGCGTTTTTTGAGAGCCAAAAAGCCACACTTGCAGCGGTCTTGCCTAAACACGTCAGCCCCGACCGTATGCTTAAGATTGCCCTTGGCGCTCTGCGCACCACGCCTAAGCTGATGGAAGCGCGCACCGACACCCTGCTCGGCGCAATCATTCAGTGCGCGCAGCTTGGGCTAGAGCCAAACACGCCGCTCGGCCATGCCTACTTGATTCCGTTCCAAAACCGCAGCAAGAACCTCACCGAGGTGCAAATTGTTTTTGGCTATAAAGGCTTGATTGATCTGGCGCGGCGATCCGGGCAAATCATCAGCATTTCAGCGCATGAGGTTCGAGAGTTTGACGATTTTAGTTATGAATACGGGCTGGATGAAAAACTTGTTCACCGCCCTAGCATGGGTGAGCGCGGTCGCGTGATTGCGTTCTATGCGGTCGCCAAGCTGGTTGGCGGTGGTTATGCGTTCGAGGTCATGAGTGCCCAGGACGTTAACAACATCCGCGACGCAAGCCAAAACTACAAGTTCGCACGCGATAAAGCGACGACGGTATGGGGGCAGCACTATGTCGAAATGGGGCGCAAGACCGTACTGCGACGCTTATTCAAGTTCCTGCCCGTGAGCATCGAGCTTGCCAGTGCCGTGACGATGGACGGAAAAGCCGAGGCAGGTCAATCGCAAGGCGCGTTTGAAGACGTGTTGCAGGGTGAATACGTNGTGACCGACGAAGATTCACCGGCTGAAACAGTTAACACCGAAACCGGAGAAGTCACTAGCCACCAAACCGAAGAACCACAAGCCAGCGAGTTTGATGTCAATGATGCTCTAAAGCTGGTCGTAAGCGGCGATTTTGACGAAGCCCTTGATATGGCGCGTGGCTTTTCATCCTCTCAGAAAGCGCAGATTGATGCGGCAATTAAGACTAAGAGCATGGAGAA